GAACTCCAGACCGGACAATACCGAGCCAAGCCTCTTTGAGGAAGGTGTAACGACTAGGCGAAAGCCGTAGAATCAAGTGATTCGAAGCGCGGAGCATCCAGCAATGGATGATGATATAGTCTGATCTATATGGGAACATATAGCTGGTTTATCCGGGATAAATCTAACGAATTTATCTGAACACATATGCTCAATTCGCTCTACGGCGCCACGGCCAATGAAGGATTCCGATTCTTCAATCCCGATGTAGCCGAATCAATTACATTGACTGGTCAGTATATTCTACGGTCCATTGAACGTGATATTGACATAGCACTCAATAAACGGTTCAAGACTACAGATGTTAAGTACATGATTGCTGGGGATACGGATTCTTGTTATTTCTGCCTTGATCCAGTTGCCACTAAATTCCTATCTGGTAAACCCGAATCGATTATTGTCAAATCACTGGAGAAAATCGCGGTTGACATTCTACAGGAAGAAATCAATAATATCTGCAGTAGAATCTCAGATCAGTTAAACTTTTTCGATAACAAGATCAGTTTCAAGCTCGAGGCTGTGGCGGATAAATCATTATTCTTGGCACGCAAAAAGTATGCTATGCGTGTTCATAGTTCCGAGGGTGTAACCTATGTTAAACCAAAGATCAAGACAGTTGGGTTGGAGTTGGTTCGCAGTTCAACACCAGCATTCATTCGTGCTAAGTTAAAAGAATCCCTAGAACTTATTTTCAACACAGATGAGAAAACCGTACAGGGATACATCAAGTCGGTTCGGGATGAGTTCATGGGGTTACCCGTCGATGCTATAGCCTTTCCGCGTGGTGCGAATAACCTAAAGGAATACTCAGATTCGACTACTATCTACAAGAAGGGTTGTCCAATTCAGGTCCGTGGGGTCCTGATGTACAATCATTACATCAAGGTCAATAAACTAACGGGTAAGTATCCACTAATCCGCGAGGGGTCAAAGATCAAGTTCTTTTACCTCAAGATGCCTAATCCATTCAAGGAAAATGTCCTGGCTATTCCCGCGGACAGTCATCTACCACCGGAATTTAATCTCCAGGGTTACGTGGATTATAATGTACAATTCGAGAAAAGTTTTGTCTCTGGTCTAGATATTATGCTAGCACCAATTGGGTGGCATTCAGAGGAGAAATCCTCACTAGACAGTTTCTTCGGATAATGGTTAAATGTAGTCCATTCAATCAAAACTACAACCACACAAAGGAAAATAAATGAGTTCACTATTAGATCGAATGAAGAGTGCCGGCACAATTAAAATGTCGTCTGTGCTATCAAAATCAGAATTCTTTACTGAGAAGGATCAGGTACAAACCCCATATCCAATTCTCAATATTGCTCTATCTGGTAAAGTAGATGGCGGTTTAACATCTGGATTGACAATTTTAGCTGGTATGTCTAAACACTATAAATCATTGGCTGGATTAGTATTGGTCCAGTCTTATATGAAAAAATATAAAGATGCGGTTTGTCTATTCTATGATTCGGAGTTTGGTGTTACCCCAGAGTATATTGAATCCAATGGCATTGATACTAATCGGGTTATCCATATTCCAATTGAGCACATTGAACAATTAAAGTTTGATATCTCCAGAAGATTAGATGAGATTAAACGTGGTGATAAGGTTATCATTTTTATTGACTCGGTGGGTAACCTAGCATCGAAAAAGGAATCCGAAGATGCTCTAGAGGGCAAATCTGTGGCAGACATGTCCCGCGCAAAGACATTAAAATCACTATTCCGTATTATCACACCACATCTGACAACGAAAGACATACCTTGTGTTGCTGTGAATCACATCTACATGTCACAAGAAACATATTCACGCGCAATCATGAGTGGCGGTTGTTTAGTTGCCGGGACAAAAATACGAACTAATAGAAAACCGACACCAATTGAAGAAATTAAAGTCGGTGATTATGTCGATACTCTTAGTGGTTTAAAGCAAGTAATACATGTGTGGAATCCAGATACATTAGAAAATGGTACCCCGGAATGTCTAGAAATTGAATTTAAAGACGGATATAAGGTTGTCTGTTCTGAGAACCATCCGTTCATGATTGATAATAAATGGGTGGAGGCCAAAAATCTTAGTCCAGGGAAGTTTGTTCGTAATTTTAATTTATATGAACGTACTTCCGAAATTACATTTATCCGCCCAGTCGGTAAAAAATCAGTGTATGATATCTCAGTTGAAGATGTTCAGCATTATGTATTGGAGAATGGTGTTGTGACTCATAACACCGGTCCGATGTACAGTAGCGATACTGTTATCATCTTTGGTAAATCTCAAGAGAAGGATGGAACCGAACTGATGGGGTGGACTTTCACCATGAACATTGAAAAATCGCGGCGCGTTAAAGAAAAATCAAAGTTACCATTTACAGTCATGTACGAGGGTGGGATTCAGAAGTGGTCTGGTATGCTAGAAATTGCACAGGATCTAGGTTTCGTCAAAAAGCCATCTAATGGTTGGTACTCACGTGTTGATATTGAGACAGGTGAGATTGAAGATAAGAAATTTCGGGAAAAGGATACACATACTGATTCTTTCTGGGTACCCATTATTAATAATGATAAATTTAAACGTGCGGTTGAGAGGAAGTATATGCTAGGGCAGAGTTCTATTATGTCAGATGCTTCAATCGATGAACAGCTAGAAGATGTCTAAGGTCAAGTTTTTCATTGATAAAACCACCACGTTACCAGGGGGATTTTATCCGGTCTTGATTCGTGGTGGCAAGTTCTCTGGTAAAGCATTTGTGATCAATAATATCTCATTTGGTGCCACCTCAGAGGTGGCCGTAGATTATTCTTTGGTCAAAGGTGTTATAATGGAACAAGACGCCGATGAACTCGGTCAGCTCATCGAAGATTATATTGAAGATATTCTAACCGCTGCGGTTGAAGGGAAAGAGATTGATAATTGAACGGGCTATTATTAACCATCTGGTTACTCTAGAGGAATATGCACGAAAGGTATTACCATTCATCGAGCAGCCATATTTTGGCAATAAATCCGAGGCGGTTTTGATCGATGAAATTTCCTCATTCTATACCAAGTTCAATAGCCCCCCGACAAAGGGGGCACTTAGAATTCAATTAATGCAACGGACAGACTTATCCGATTCTGAACTCACCTCTTCACTTGAGATTGTTGAGGCTATTGGTACTGAACCCCCGGCAAATAAGGATTGGTTGATTGAACAGACCGAGCGGTTCTGTAAGGAAAAGAGTGTCTACAATGCTATTCTGAAGTCAATTAAAATTATCGAGGGTTCCGATCAGAAGTTATCACAAGATAGTATTCCAAAGTTACTACAGGATGCTTTATCTGTCTCATTTGACACTGCGGTCGGTCATTCATATGAAGATGATGCCGAATCTAGGTACGAGTTCTATACCAGAAAAGAGGAACGGATTCCATTTGATCTGAATATGCTGAACAGAGTAACCAAGGGTGGGCTGACTCGAAAATCATTGGCACTTGTCGTTGCGGAATCTGGCGGAGGCAAAAGTCTATTTCTGTGTCATGCCGCGGCTTCCTATCTAGCCTCGGGTAAGAATGTGATGTACATCTCAATGGAAATGTCCGAGGAGAGGATTGCCGAACGGATTGATGCTAACCTAATGAACGTTAGTATTGATCAGTTAAGTAAAATGTCCAAGGATGAGTTCATGACCAAGATTGCGAAGATTACAAGTCGTAGCAATGGTAAATTGGTGGTCAAGGAGTATCCGACCGGGGCTGCACATTCTGGTCACTTTAGAGCACTGATTGAAGAACTGAAGATCAAGAGGAACTTCATACCCGATGTAATGATCGTTGACTACCTCGGTATCTGCACATCAGCCAGACTAAAACAAGGTAGTAATGTTAATACATACTCACTACTGAAGAGTGTCAGTGAAGAACTGCGGGCACTTGGTGTAGAATATAATATGCCGGTTCTATCTGCCATGCAGGTTAATAGGTCTGGCTTTGGTAACACAGAGCTTGAACTGTCGTCAATCAGTGAAAGTATTGCTACAGTGATGACTGCCGATCTTGTATTTTCAATCATTCGTACAGAAGAACTAGATGATCTAGGCCAGACGATGATTAAGATTCTTAAGAATCGGTACTCAGACATAGCAGCCAATAGGAAGTTTGTCGTTGGTATTGACCGGTCAAAGATGAAACTGTATAACCTAGAGGAATCTGCTCAGCAAGGTCTGTCTGAATCGGGTTATCAACCACCCGTGACTGAGACCAAGAAACCGCAAAAAAGTTTTGATGACTTCAAATTTTAATCCTGGTGGTGATATAATATGAGTATGATCGATGACAGTCAAGAAATGCTGACCAAGTATGGTGTTTTAGATTGGGTGGAAACTGCACCCCCAGAGAAACAGCGACTACTATT